CGTGGCATCGCACAACCCGTTCATGAGGGCCTCTAAGAGGTCCCCATGAATCGTATCGGAAGCGGCCGTCAGGTCGGCCGATACGACGACACTCTCCGGAGCCTTGAGCTTCTTGAACATGGATTCGACGGCTTCACGGTGTCTACCCAAAACCGTTAGGCGGGTTCGTGGGTCGCGCAAAAGCGCGGCCCTCAAGCCCTTCCCTAGCGAATGAAGGTAGGCGACCCGTGCAGCCGAGTGGCACGTTACGACGCGGGCTTTCCAACCCCGCTCCGGCACGGCCACCACCCGCGCATGGTTGCGCTCCTCCCCGTCAAAAGCGAGGCGGCGCGCGCACATACCCGGGTGCGAATTCCTGCTCACTTCGTCCATCGTGTGACGGATGGACGAAGGAGGAAGGGTCATTGGCTTATCAGAAAGCTCCCGAAGCCCGCGGGCGTAACCTCCCTCCTTCCTGGTATACTCCAGGGAGGCGCTCTCCTGGACAGGCGGAAGCAGATGTGCTTCGAGACTGAGACCCACCTGATGGGCCCAGTCCTTAGCATACTGCCTCGCCTGCATAAGGAGAGATGGAGGGGTCACGCCTTCGGACCCGAGAGTCTTCTGATGAGTCAAGAGGGCCTCGCTGCAGATTTTGGCTGAACCCCGCGGGAGTGCGCGTCCTATGTAGGACAACTGGAGACATGTCTCCGGCTGTACCCAACCTAGGGCGCCCACCAACCCGCGGAACAGTCCAGCCCGAATCCGGCTACCGTGGAAGACGACCTTGCGGATCTCGGAGGAAAACTCCTTGACCCGTTTGATCGTCCCCTCGGGGCCGTTTGCAACGGAGCTCATCATGATCCACCGGGCTAAGGCTTGAACGGTGGCATAACGGCGGCGATTCCGCGCGTCGTCAAAGGAAAACTTTGGCGATCCGCGGGTCGCTACCGCTGCCGAGATCGCCGTCCAGGTCTCCTCGGCGAGTGAAACTCGACGAAGGAGCTCTGGGCGGTGAACCCGAGCAAATGCTGCCTTCAGGCGCTTAGCCCATTGGGAGAGGGGGAGAACACACTCGAGGGTCGGGGAAGCCCCTACTTTTACGTAGGGACCACCTTTCCCGCGGGTGCGCCGGCTTCGGACCGGCGGACGAGTACGTCCGCTGGCCCGAGGGGCAGGCGCAAACCCGCACACCCTCCAAATGTCTGGATAAAACCAGGCATTCGGTATTGGTGTGGATTTAAT